GGTGGTGTTTCTAATGCTAGAATAGGAATTTTAAGTAATGACAATGCTGTAGGTGCTTCTCAGTTACAATTTGGAGACCCAGATAATTCACAAATTGGTCGCATTATGTATGAACATTATGAAAACATAATGACGTTTTGGACTAACAATACAGAAACTATGCGTATAGACAGTTCTGGTAGAGTAATTATTGGTGGTACTACTCCAGATACATCTGCAAAACTAACATTAGAAGGTGGAGATTTAAGATTTAATACTGACGATAAAGGTATTTTGTGGGGTAATAATGAAATTAATGGAAACAATGCTAGTGATTTTATAAATATTGTAACAGCAGGTTCAGAACGTATGCGTATCGACTCATCTGGAAATGTACTTATAAATACAACTGATGCTTCTACTATAACAGCAGGAATAAAACTTAGAGCAAGTGATAATGCTATTGCAGCAGTAGTAACATCTAATCCATCTGGTTATTTTGGAAGATTAACAAGTGATGGTGATGTAATTAAAATTAGAAAAGATACTACTACAGTTGGTGTTATAGGAACTCAAAATTGGGGAATTGGCACAGGTTCTCCAGGTAGAAAAGTTACAATATATGATAGTTCGTCTCCTTACTTAGCTTTACAAAATTCTACTTCTGGAACTACAAATTCTGATGGTATGTTAATTGGTATTGGTGGTTCAAATGCTTTTATTATAAATTATGAAAATCAACCTTTAACATTTTCTACCAATGCTACAGAACGTATGCGTATAGACAGTTCTGGAAATGTAGGTATTGGTACAAGTTCTCCTGCAAGTTTACTTCATATAGAAAGTGCCTCCGTTGACCCTACGCTACGAATTACAAACAAAACACTAGCTGCAATTGATACTGGTCCAGATATAGAATTTTGGAATAATCCTTTTACTGCTTCCACAACAAATGCTTATGAGTCTGGTGCAATAAGAGTTCGCAAAACTAATGGTAGTAATAACAACCACGACCACTACATGTCTTTCGAAACAAGGCAAAATAGTCCAGAAGGAATAAACGAACGTATGCGTATCGACAGTTCTGGAAATGTAGGTATTGGTACAACTTCTCCAAATGGTATTTTAGAATTAAAATCTACAGGTAATACTAACTTTTTTATTACTGCTGGAAATACTTCAGCAAGTCAAGTTGTTCTTGGAGATACTGATGATATTGATGTTGGTAAAATAGCATATTCTCATAATGTCAATTCAATGGAATTTATTGTTAATGCTTCAGAACGTATGCGTATCAACAGTTCTGGTGATGTATTAATAGGTTTAACAGCTACACCAACCTCTAATCAAGGTGGTATATCTATGACACAAGATGGTGTGATTTTTACAAGTAGAACATCAGATGCTACTTTAGCTCATCTTTCTTTTCATAATACAAATGGACAAGTAGGAACTATTAAAACAGCTGGCTCATCAACATCTTTTAATACTTCTTCAGACTACCGATTAAAAGAAAATGTATCTTATGACTTTGATGCAACAACAAGATTAAAACAATTAAAACCTGCAAGATTTAATTTCATAGCAGATGCAGATACAACAGTTGATGGTTTCATAGCACATGAAGTTCAATCAATAGTACCAGAAGCAATTTCTGGAGAGAAAGATGCAGTAGATGAAAATGGTAATCCAGAATATCAAGGTATCGACCAATCTAAATTAGTGCCTTTACTGGTTAAAACAATTCAAGAATTAGAAGCTAGAATAACAACACTAGAAGCTAATAACCCATAATAATAAGGAGAATAACTATGGCAATAACATACGAATGGTCTTTTCCAAACTTTGAGACAAACTCAGAGAATGTAGTTAAGACAATACACTGGAGATATACAGCTACAGAAACAGTAGGAGAAGATACTCATACTGCATCTATGTATGGCTCTTGTGCAGGTTCAGATGGAATGAACTTTGATAGTATGACTAAGGAGCATTGCGAAAATTGTGTTCTTGAAAATCAAGATACTACAATTGAAGATATGCAAAGCAACTTGTCTGCACAAATCGAAGAACAGAAAGCACCTGCATTGACATCAAAAACAAAAGAGTGGTAGGAATTAAATAGAGTACTATGGCTTTCGGTTTAACAGCATTTGCAGAAGCACCCTTTGCAGCATTAGGTGGAGATGTAGTAGCTGTAGTAACCGGTCAAGCCTTATCTTCTAATTTAGGAAATACCACTCAGACAGGCACAGCCACTCTTTCTGTAACAGGTCAGTTAGTATCATCTAATCTTGGCACTGTTACAGTTAGAGCAAACGCTAATGTTGCTGTAACTGGAGATCTATTAGATTCTAATCTAGGTACAGTTGATCCTTCTCCAGACGCTTCCGTTGTTGGTATTGGAATGTCTGCTTCTTTAGCAGTTGGAACAGTTGTTGTTGGAACTGCAAATATACCTGTAACCGGTCAACTAGCAACTGTAACATTAGATTCTGTTACAACTAGAGCAAACGCTAATGTTGCTGTAACTGGACAAACATTAACAAGTACATTAGGAATCGCTGGAATTAGATGGGCGATTGTTCCACAAGGAAATGATACAACTTGGACAGAAGTTTCAGAAGGATCAAACAGCACGTGGACTGAAGTAAATCAAGGGTCCTCAAACACTTGGACAGAAGTTGACACCGCAGCATAAATCTAATAAAAGTATATAATTGGAGAAATAAAACATGGCAAATACCACATCAGCGAATTTAAAATTAACTGTCCAACAAACTGGAGAAAATTCAGGAACTTGGGGTCAGATTACTAATACTAATTTACTTATATTAGAACAAGCTATATCTGGTTATGACTCATATAATATAACCACTACTTCAGCTGCTTTGTCTGTTTCTAATGGAGCTGTTTCTAATGGTAAGAATATGGTCCTTAAATTTACTGGGTCTTTAACTGCTAATACTACAGTTACTATTCCAGATAATATAGAAAAAGTTTATATTTTACATGATACAACAAGTCGTGGAGGTTATAGTTTAACTTTTAAAACTGTTTCTGGAACAGGTGTTACTCTAATTAATAATAAAATTCATATAGTATATTCTGACGGAACTAATGTAACAGATATTAGTGGATCTAGTTTAGCAAATACAACTTTACAACAAGTCGTATCAAATGGCAGTACTTCTGATGGAACAATTAGTGTCAGTAATGTAACTGTTACAAATACTACTAATGTTAGTGGTATTACTGTTAGTGACAATGTTACAGCAGCAAATAATATTACAACAACTGCTGGAGACATGGTTGATCAAAAAGGAGAAATACGATTAGTTCCAACTAATACTCAAGCATCTACTTATACTTTTGTTGCAAGTGACCATGGTAAAGTGGTTTTGGCATCAGGAAATATTACTGTTCCTCCTTCAATTTTTTCTGCAGGGCAAACTGTAACAGTTTATAATAATACAGTTAGTGATTTAACTATTTCAAAAGGAACTGGAGTTACTATGTATTGGGTAACCGATGGAACAGATGCAAATAGAACTCTAGCAACTAGAGGAGTTGCAACAGTTCTTTGTGTAGGAACTAATACATTTGTAATTACTGGCGGACTTTTATCATAGGAAAAAACTATGACCCATTATAGTTTATTAATAGGTTCCAGTGGAGGCGGTCTTCCAGCAACATCGTTTGTTGAACTAACTTCTGGATCTTCTACATTCAGTGTTCCAACTGGATATAATGCAATTCATATTCAATATGCTGTAGGTGCCGGTGGAGGTGCAATGCGAGGTGCTGACTATGATAAAGCAGGAGGAGAATCTGCCGGAGCGGGTGGAGGATCGGGTGCGTTTATATCTGATAAAATATTTTCTGTTACAGCGGGAGAAACAATAACTTACGCAGTTGGCGAAGGAGGTGCAAGAGGCACAGGTGTTTATAGTGGAAGTGCAGGTGATGGAACGGATACGACTTTATCTGGATCAACAACAGGAGCAATATTTACATTAAGTGGTGGTGGAGGATCTTCATGTGCAAATGGTGGAGTACAAGGCCCTGTAAGAGATAATACAGCAGGAACAGCAGGATCAGCTACTATTAATGGCACTGCAATTACTTCAGGAATTTTTTCAGATTCAGACAACAGTGTTAAAAATGTAACCAGTAACACCTCAGGTCCAACAACTACATTTAATGATTCGGGTGACGGAGCTGTGGGAAATATATCAGGAGATGTTGGTCGAGGACCGGGTAACTGTAATGGAGATAACTGTAGAATAAATGGTAATGATGGAGCAGATTCTTATGACGGAAGTATTTTAGGTGGAGCTGGAGGTTCTTCTGTAGGTGCAGGTACTGCAGGTACTGCTGGAACAAGAGGATCTGGCGGTGGAGGTGGAGCTGCACAAGTAAATAGTGGATCTACCCAAGGTGCTGCAGGTGGTGATGGTGAAATTAAATATAGATTTTTACAAGTAATCTAGTATACTAATTAAAAAGAAAGAATTATGAGCAACATTACTAAATGGTTTGGTTATCCAATATTTATAACTAAATTAAAAAATTTTGAAAATATTAATAAAAAAATAGTACCTATAATATTAAAAGATATTACTCCAACTAATTCTCAGTATTCAACAACTACAGATGTAAAACCGAAAGAATTACAATCAATTGATGACAATTTACACAAAGATAAAAGATTTAATGAATTATACATTGAATTATCTAAAATAATTAAAGATTGTTTATTAGCACAAAAATATAATTTAGATTTATTTGAAATATACATTACCAAGTCCTGGGCAACTTTATCCACTAAAGAACAATTTATTTCTTATCATAGACATATGAGTAGTCATTTTAGTTTTGTCTATTATCCACAAGCTCATGAACAAGGTAATTTATTTTTGCTTGATGATGATGCCCATAAGGTAGGATTAAATATACCTAAAAGAGATCCATACTTTACAGAGTGGAATAATACTAATTACGGTAAGGCTGAATATCCTGCAGAAACAGGTAATATAATTATATTTCCATCTATGATATTTCATGAAACGGGTAAAAATACAAAAGAAAAACCGCGTATATCTATATCGGGAGATATTATGATTACTATGAAAGAAGGTGTTAAATCTGAGCATAATTTACCTTCACCAAATAGTTGGTTTAAAATATAAAATTTACTGTATATTTAGAACACTATATATTATATAGTATTTATTAAAATACTTTTAACTATGTTACAAAAATTAAATTTTAAACCAGGTTTTAATAAACAAATTACAGATTCAGGCGCTGAGTCTCAATGGGTTGATGGTGACTTTGTTAGATTTAGATATGGGTTACCAGAAAAAATAGGTGGTTGGAAACAACTTACAAACTCTAATACCACATTACCTGGAGTAGCACGTGCTCAACACGCGTTTACTAGTCTTACAGGTGAAAGATATGTTGCTATTGGTACTTCTCAAGGTTTGTTTTTATACTATGAGGGTGAGTTTTTTGACATTACTCCAATAGATAATGATGTAATTACTGGAGCTGATTTTGATGCAACTAGTGGATCTGCTACTGTTACAGTTAACAAAACTAGTCATGGTTTACAAAATGGAAGATATATAACTTTTTCTTCAGTTACTGTTCCAACAGGTTCTGGTTATGCAACAACTGATTTTACTAATAATTCTTTTGAAGTATTAAATAAAACAAATGATACATTTGAAATTACAATGCCATCTAATTCAGCTGGTACTACATCAGGGACAGGCGCTGCACAAATTGATCCATATGTAATTATAGGTCCAACTTTTCAAACTGTGGGCCTTGGTTGGGGTACAGCTGGTTGGGATGGTGCTTCTGGTCTTACAACAACACTTAACGGCGCATTGTTAGATGATACAAATGGTACTGGAGGAAGTGGTACAAGTATAACTTTAACTTCAACAGATAATTTTCCAACAACAGGAGCTATTAAAGTAGGAGCAGAATTTATTTCTTATACCGGAATATCTGGAAATGATTTAACAGGAATAACAAGAGCAGCTGCAGGAACAAGGTCTGCTCATTCTAATGGAGCTTCTGTTGAATACTATATAGGATGGGGGGAGTCTGCAATATCATCTACTATAACATTGGATCCAGGTTTATGGTCATTAGATAATTTTGGTCAAATATTAATTGCAACTATTCACAACGGAGAAACATTTACATGGAATGCTGGCACTGCGTCAGCTAGAAACGTTAGAGCAACTATCATGGCAAACGCTCCAACTAGAACAAGATTAACTCAAGTATCTGATAGAGATAGACACGTATTCCATTTTGGAACAGAAACAACAATAGGTGATTCAACAACTCAAGATCCAATGTTTATTAGATTTAGTGATCAAGAAAATTTTAATGTATATCAACCAACTGCAATTAATACTGCAGGTACATTTAGATTAGATAAAGGTAATGAGATTATTGGAGCAGTATCTGGTAAAGATTATACATTAGTATTAACAGATACCTCTGCTTATGTAATTCAATATGTTGGGCCACCTTTTACATTTAGTATTAGACAAGTCGGTACAAACTGTGGATTGATTGGTCAAAACGCATTAAGTTATTCTGATGGTAAAGTGTTTTGGATGTCAGGTGAAGGAGGATTTTTTGTATTTGATGG